TTTGTTTTGTTAAGACTTGTCCTTTTGTTCCGACCAACTGGCAATGCTTGGATGTTGTTTATTCCTTCTTCTATATTATCTTGCAATTTATTTAATACATAAGCAGAAAGTGGCGTTGCCCCATCATATTCTGGTTCAGTTATTGGATATTCTTTACCATCTATTGTAACGTATCCTCTTTTAGTAAGTTGTCCATCTTCAAAGTTAATCTTTTCCATTGTTTACCTCCTTTTCAAGAGCATCTATTCTTTCTATTAAATTTGCTATTATTTCATCCTTTTGTCTATCTTTCTCTTGTAATTGTTCTATTTGTTTTTGTTGTTCTTGTATTGCTTTGCAACATAAACTTGTAAACGAATAATTGTCTACACCTTTGTTGTCTATGCTTGTTATCTCTTTTGAATAATTATAATCATCTCCAATTACAAATCCTATATGTTTTTTATCTGTATCTTTTTCATTTTTTAAGTTGTATTTATATATGTCTATATTTTTGATTATTTCTAGTGCATTGTCTTGCATTTTTTCAAAGTTCTTTTTATGTTCTGCTAATGATGTTTGAGTTAAAGTAGGAGTAGTAATGCCATTATTACTTATATTAGTAGAACTATATCCAGATATTAAATCTATACTTGCTTGTCCATTTTCTGCACTCATATAAACATAATTACTTCCATTATAAAACAATGCTATGGTTGCTGGATCTATTTGCGAATATGAAGAACCATTTCCCCATACTCCTACAACTGAACCAGAACCTTTTAGTGTTACTTTTCCTCCTGTTATTGTTGCATTACTACTTGTTATGGTTCCTGTTACATTAGCATTTTTACAGGTCATATTTCCATTTTTATCTACATTAAAATTAGTACTTTTTATTATTGTGTTATCACCTGTTAGATTTATTGTTTTTCCGTTTAAGGCTGATTTTACTTGCATTGATAGTAACTTTTTCACTAGATTGATTAATTTTTGAAATAATTTCATTGTTTCCCACCTTCTTGCTTACTGTACTTGTTATGCTATCTGTAGTCTGTTTTATTTCGGACTTGGCCGTTGTTAGTTGCGTCTTTGTAGCATATGTATTGCTTGCATTTGTTTTAGTTTCGTAAGTTTTAGAAACTGAACTAGTTATACTATCTGCTTTTTGTTCTATCTTTGAATTTACTTCACTAGAAGTATCGTAATTTTCCAACTTTTTGTTGACAGAACTAGTTATCTCGTTTGATTTAATATTTATAGCACTATTCATTTCTTCTGTTGTTGAATATCCTGTTAATTTCTGATTTACACTTAATTCAACACTTTGTGCTGTTTGATTTATAGCACTATTCATTTCATTTTTTGTAACATAAATATCATTAAAATCATTTTTCACAAGATATTCGGCATACATTTTATTGCCATAAACGTCCACTAAATATATATAATTATCTCCTTCGAACAAAGTGATTTTTATATCTTTTAGAGGTTCTTTTATTGGTTCATCTAGTATTTTTAATACATGTAAGTCAGCTAGTTTTAATTTTCTTAACACATAAGCTTCTTCTTTTGTTATTATTATGCTATCGTAAATATTTCTTCTAACTCTTAATTCTTCAATGTCTACTTCGTATTCTTTTTTCTCACTAGACGGATTAGTTCTGCTTTGTTTGTCTATTACAATTTTATATTTCATAAGCTATCCTCCCATTTGATTTGGTTTTAAACCTGCTCTTGGAAATAGATTTGTTCTTGGATATAATTCACTTACAAACTCCTTATTTCCTTTTATTTCAAGTTTCAATATTTCGCAATTTCCTGCATCTGTTAAGTGTAACTCTGAAACATTTTCTACTGTTCTTTTATAATCAATTACGTCTTTTACTTTTTGCTTTATACTATCCACATCTTGTTCTACTTTTGTTAATTTTTCTTCGTGTTCAGATGTTTCCTGTACCAGTTGAGTTATTTTTCCATCAATTTGATTTATTTCACTTTGCACTCTTTTTATTTTGTTAGAGTTACTCTGCTTGGTTTGCATACTTTCTTGTTCTGTTTTTGCTTGAATTTTACTTTTTATACTTGCTTTAAACTTACCTGCATATTTTATTTCTCCCTGATATAAAACGTTTTTACCATCAATTATTAGAACATCACCAATGTCATAAGCAGGATCTATTATTGTTTCTCCCTCAAATGTATATAATTCAAAATCTTTTATTTTATTGTAGATATTTTCTACTTGTTCGTTATCCACTATGTACATATTATTTTGGTCAATAAATACTGTTGCCTGTGTTTCATCTCCAAATTTATAATTTTGTATTCCATCTTCATAAGAAACTTTACTTACTTTAAATTTATCACCCCAAGTGAAATCTCCAAACAAATCAATATCAAAATTAACAGTATCTTCTCCAAATGTCTTTATATATAATTTTCCGTCTCTGCCTATTACAGCAAATCCCTCTGCTTGTTCTGCAATATAACCTAAATATGTTCGTGCTGTTACAGTGTTGTCATATACTGCTATTTGTTTTTTTGAATTAAGAAAAGAAGTAGAACCTAGTTCTACTCCTACTTTATTGCATATATCTTTTAAGACTTCCAACATTGTTTCTGGATATATTAAATTGCTACCATCATATTTATTATCTTCAAATTTTTTCATATAATCTGTGGCTTTTATCTTTACTTTAAACTCATCATCCTCAATTGGTTTTTGAATAGTAAAATAGCCTATTGGAACTACTTCTCCATCTATACCTGTTTCAACATAAACCTCGTTGTACACGTCTGGTAAGTCTCTTTTATCTATTTCAAATTCAATATCAATTTCTGGAGTACACCCTAAACAAAATTCATTATTATTAAATAATTCTAATTTTGAACTAAAATCTATAATATGATTTGGTTCAATTTTATTTCCGTCTATGTATATATTTAATTCATGTTGTACTGAATCATTTAATACTTTATCTTTATAATTTTGACTTGTATTATACATTATATCCTCCTATGAATTTGCTTTTTTTGAAGCTTGTTTTTGAGCTTCTGTTAGTTCTTTTTGCATTAAATTAAAAGAACACTTCCATCTTGTTTTGGAAGTGTTCGTATTTAATTCTGTATCTATCATTTCTACTTTTCTTTTTGAAACTCTAAACTTTGCTCCTTCTAAAAATCCACCATTAACAACTGGTACTTTTACATCTAGAATAAATGGGTTCTTATATGTTTTTTGTATTAGTTCCTCTGCCTCTTCTTCTGAATTTAAATCCCATGACATAGAAAGTTTTAACATTCCTATTGCTATCGGATTATCTATTAATGCTCCTGTTTTTTTGCTTGTATAACTATCGTTGTCTGTATCTTCTATGTCTGCACTATATGATGAAGGCGTTGGCAAATTTTCCGTTTTTCCATGCTCTCTCCATATCATCTTAATCACCTACCGTCACTATTGTATTTTTTCCAGTTCTTCTGGTTTTTGAATTTATATAATCTATTGTATCATCAAATATTTCTTTACCCAAATATTGGATTGTTACATGCAATGGTTGTCCATTTCCGCTATTAAAATCTGACAATACATCTTCAAATGTATCTCTCATTATGTTTTGAGGTGTAACAATTTCAGGGTTTGTTCTAGCTCCAGAATATTCACCAGCTAATACTGTTGTTGCTTCTGTTAATACGCCACCTTTTGCAAGTTGTGGTATTTGTGGCACACTTATTGTTCCTATCCAACTAAATGGTTTTAATCCTAATATTTCTGCATTTCTTATGTTTCTTAATACTGTATTTAAACCAGTAAATGGTATACGTATTACTTTGTTGATTCCATATATAATTGCATTTACTATTGATTTCAATCCACTTAATATTCCTTCTTTTATACCATCAAATATTCTTCCACCTGTACTAAATACATTTTTAACCGCTTGCCATGCCTGACTGAATTTATCTCTAAACCAGTCTGTTACATTTCCAAACACATTACAAATTCCTTGCCATACTTCATTAAAAAATGAGCTAACTGAACCAAATGCATTTTTTATCCCTTGCACAGCATTGTTGAATTTGTCAGAAAACCATTGGCCTATGTTACTAAATATGTTAGTAATATCATTTTTTCTGTCTGAAAACCAGTTTCCTATATTTTGGAAAGCATTTTGCACACCTTCTTTTGCATTTTTAAATTTATCTGCAAACCAGTTCCCTATATTACTAAATGCATTACATATATCATTCTTTCTGTCGGAAAACCATTGACCTATATTTTGAAAGGCATTCATTACTGCATCTTTTGCTTCATTAAATCTATCTCCAATCCATTGTCCTATGTTTGAAAATGTATCGCATATATTTTGACCTAGTTTACTGAAAAATTCCTTTATCTCTTCCCAATGTTGTTTTATCAGTACTACAAGTGTTGCTATTGCTACTACAATTCCTGCTATAACTGCAGTGATTAATGCTGGTGCTCCCAAAATAATTGCGCCTACTGCTACTAATGCTATACCTATAATCATAAGCATTTCTTTTATCCAACTAAATCCATCTTTTAACATACTAACAAAATTAGTTACTGCTGTTACAATTCCTGCTATAATAAGTATTACTCCTCCTGCTGTTCCTGTTAAAATACTTTTTATAGTTTTTATTGCAGTTTCTATTTTAGGTATTATAACTTTTATTGTTGTCAATATTCCCTTACCAACTTCAGTGCAAATCTTACCTATTGATTTTATACTTTCTATGAATTTTGAAACATTTTTAATTAATTTTAAAGCTGTACTTAATGTTTTTATTGCTATTGCAATTCCTAATATAATTTCACCTACTGTTGGATGCTCTACAAACCACTTAAATATATCAACTAATCCACTTAATATATTTAAAGCTATAGTTCCTATATTTTCACCTATTCTTGCTAATGCGTCAATTAATGGTTGCCAATTAATACTTGCTATTTTTTCTGATATTATTCTAAATTTATCTGAACAGTTATTTAACCAATTTTGGAATCCTTCACTTTGCACTACATTGTTTATTGCTGTCAATAGATTATTAAATGCATTTGCTAAATTTTGTACTATTGCATCTCCATTTCCATTATAATTCCAAGCATTTGCAAATGCCTCCGCTATATTCCCTATGATTGCTAAAATTAATTCTAATGATTTGTATACAGTCCCATTTGTAATTATTTTCTCAAAACTTCCCCATACTGCTGATATTAAACCTGTTACTTGTCCTGCTGTTGTCTTTATTTGTTCTAACAATGCAGGTCCATACTTATTCCATGAGTCAACAAGTGGTTTAAAGAAATCATATAATTTTTGTGATAATGGAGACATTTGACTATCTAGTTTTGACATATCTCCCACATTAGGACTTGTATTACTATTGTGGTCTCCAACATTATTTATTTCACTATGAACATTTGACAACTGCTTACTTGTATTTTTGGCTTGCTTTTGTGCATTTTTAAATGCTGATGCACTTGCATTGGCAAATATATTCACTTTAAATAATGCATAAACTACAGACTGAATAGCTTTTAATAATTGATATACTAAGTTTGTTACAAATTGTATTACAGGCGCTAAAGCACTTCCCATTGCGTATTTCATGTATTCAATATTTGCACTTAATTGTTTTGCACCAGCATTTTGACTTGATAACCATGTATGTGCTGCTCCACTTAATGCTGAATATACTGATTGCATTGAAAATAATGCACCTGCATATTTTAAAACATGCCCTAATCCATTTCTTACTCCTATTCCCATTCCTTTTATATTATTTGTAATATTTTGAGTTAATTTAGGTAATCCCTTAAAACTGTTTTTTATATTAGATATACTAGGCTTTACTTGCTCTATTTTTTGTTTAAAAGCTCCAAAAAAACTACTCAATTTATTTTGAGCAGTTGCTGTTTTATTTGTTTCTTGTTCTAATTGTGCCATTTTACTTTTTGCTTGTTCAAGTTGTTTATTATACATTTCCATTTCTGTATATAATTTTTGTGCTTGACTGTTTAGTGATGTAAAATCTTTATTTGAACTTAACGCATTATTAACTGTTGTATCCATTGCTTTGCTATTAGGATTTATTCCATCTGGTGTTACACTTTTTCTAGTATCATCTACTATCTTATCAATTTGTGGATTTATAACATTTAATTTCATTTGTCGAGCATTTATTTTTTCTTGTAGACTATCTATTTGCTTTTGTATTTGAGATATTTGTTTTTGTGCATCTTTATTGTTTACTTTAATTGCTATTTCATTATTTTCAGAACTCTTTTTTAAGTCCTGCATTTTCTTTTTCATAAAATTAACTGCTTGATGTAACTTACTTGTCATTGCTTTTGCATCTACTTTTGAAAAAGCATCTTGTGCTTCTTTCATTGTCTTTTTTATAGCTGGTAACATTTTTTCAAATTCTTTTAGCGCTTCTTCTACTTTTGCAGTTACTATAATTTCTATATCTTCTACTGTCATTCTTTTTCCTCCTTCCATGTTTTTATCTTATTCGACTTTCTTCGACATCTTTTTCGTTTTCTATTTGCTATACTATTTTTTATATCAAATAGAAAGGTGGTGATTATTATGTTTAAATCTACTAATGAGTATAACATTGCCATTTATGAAACTCTTATTTATATTCGTGACAATAATTCTTTTCCTAAAGTAAACGACAAATTAGATAAAATAGATTTAGGAGACGTTTTGAATTTATGTTACAATCACGGATATATAGATGGTGTCCACATTGATAAAAATGCTGCTGGTAATTATATGTATAATGGCCAACCTAGGATTACATATTCGGGTTTAAAATTTATTGAGAATTTTAAAAAATAGCATTAATAGTGGCTCTTTCATAGATATCATCTTGAATTTGTGTTAAGAGCCAATTTATATTTTTTATTCCCATGTTATTTTTATTTGCTAGATTTATTATCTCGTTAGAAATTTTTTTAATTTCATTTGTTAAATCCACTATTTTCACCTCCCACTATAAAAAGCACCAGTTAAACTGATGCTCTAGTTTTAACATATTGATATTTGTTCTTCTTCCATTCTTGGAAGTATTCCTTTACCTTTTAAAAATTCATATAAAAATAATCTGCCTTTTTGTGTCCACATCATACTTGTTCTGCTTCCTTGTGTACCATCTGAATGTGTAAATTCAAATGTCTTTGTTTGTGTATATCCTTTTCCTCTATATCTTTTATATAATAGCCAATCTTTGCCTTCTTTATATTGTATGTTTAACTTTTTTAATATTTTATTAAACTCTACTGCTGAAAATCCATAATCACAAGCTATTACATTTACCTTAGTTAAATCGTCACATTGTAAAATTCTGTCTGTATAATCTGCTTTTGGCTTTAATTCTCCTATAAGTTGGTCTTTTTTATTATTTTCTGCTAATAAATTTCTATTTTCATTTCTTAAATTTTCAACTTTTTTATTTAATACATTCATAGCCTTTAAAATCAACTCGTCCTCATTCATATTTTCTTCGCCTGCTATGTATCCTCCTGTTTTTCTTATGCTTGGTAATACTTCACTTGTTACCCATCTTTTGAACTTTTTAGCACTTGGTAATTTGCTTGACATTATTAAACTATATAAACCACTTTCATTTATCATTATTGTATCTCTGTTTTGACCTGAAGTACCGAATCGGTACCACAGCTCTATCTTCTTCCTCTACATGTCTGCTCACATCTCTACTGCCATTTTTATAACCTAATATTGTAGCAATTTCTTTTCCTACAAAATATGGTTCATTATTTATCTCTAAACTTCTAATTTCTCCAAATTCTTCATTTTTAAATATCATTAAATTATTCATATTACTTTATTCTCCTTTTTATACTTTTATTTATTTTCTTTTCTTCTACTACTTCAATATGCACCAATACTATTAATATTAATAATGGTATTGCAAATGAAAAAAACATTCCCCATATATTACTCATAACAAAATTTTCTCCTTTATATAATTTTCTGTTCTTGATATAAGTTCTTGTACTGTTATTAAACCATCTTGAAGCTCTCTGTATTTATTTTTTACAAAGTTATATACTAATTCATCTATTCTTGTTGCATATTTTTCTTCATATTCAATAACATACTTATCAAACTTGCTTATTTCAAATTTCTCATATTTTTGTAAATGATATCCATCTTGCAATTCTTCCTCAATTCCATATATAATATCTTTTAATTTTCTTGTTTCATTTGGTGCAATACTTATTACAGTAGTCCTATCTTTAATTATAAAAGTAAAATAAGTACTATTTTTAAAACAATTTTTTCTTTCTTGTTCTTTTGTTCTATATTCAATGTTTAATTTTGCCATAATAAAAAGACCTTCCTTTCAATTTTGTATTGAAATTTCAGTCCTACTGTGATACAATATATTTGTAGGAACTAAAATTTCTACTTGTGAGATAATTTGTGTGTTCGCCAAAACCTAGCAAATTATCTCTACTTTTTTGTTTCTTCATCTATTTTTTCTATGAGCCATTCTGTTTTAGTTTTATTTTTTTCTTTCAATGTTTTGTCTATAATATTATACTTATCTTCTGGAAGTAATACATTGAAATTTTTTCTTGTTTTTCTTCTTTCTCTAAAATATTCAGCTCTACTTCTATTACCGTCTATTTTAATGCCCCCTTTCTGTATCTTGCAACCATTATACAGTAGCAAGATACATTTGTCAAGAGGTATTTTAAAATTTTCAACAAAATAAAAAACCCCTACCTAAGTAAGTGTTTCTTCGTATTTTAATGGTATTTGTATATATATTCTATTTTCTTTTTTAGAATTTCTGACGATTTTTATTCCATCAATTTGAAATTCCTCTATTATTTTATCTGATACAGACAAAATATCAGATTGAGTAATATTCCTTGAAAATATTACTTCATATTCAGTTATATATTTTTTCTTTACAATATCTATAACTTTAACCTTAAATCCCAATTCACTATACAATTCTTGTATTTTCTCAACTGTAACTTTAAGTTCTGTATCTGTTATTGGAAATAATATATATTCATTCTTTGGTATTGCAAAATCTATATTTTTATGTTTATCATAATAGTATAATTTTTCGTAATAATTATCAACATTACAATTATATTCATCATTATAATCTTTAGAAATATTCAATTTATTTTGATTTATTTTATTAATTTTTGATTTTATATTTACTCCTTTATATCCGTTTTTGATTTTTTTCTTCTGGTAAAAAACATTTGATTATACCACTTATTATTTCTATAATAAAAATAAATGCATAAACACTTATTTCTATAGATATATACATAATGTAAAACGGTAAGCATATTAATAACCATATCAATTGGAACATTTTAAATTAACCTTTCTATTTCAATAATTGTTGTTTTTTTATTTCAAATTCTTCTTGAGTTATTATTCCATCATCTAATAGTTCTTTATATTTTCTTATTTCATCTGCATTTGACTTTATCTGAATATCCTTTTTCACATTTTCTTCAAGATTTCTTGCTTTATTTATTGCTTCTTTTAATTCTTTACTCAATTCTTTTTTGAATATTTTTATTACAAAATTTTCTGTTATTCCATTTATTCTTAATTCTCCTGTTTTTGTAAAACCACTTATATGTTCATCTATTGATTGGATATCCTTCACTAATATTTGTTTTTCATTTACTGTTCCTAATGTTGAATTACAAAAAATAATTCTTTTATCCGTTATAGCAATTACCCCACTTAAGACATCTTTAATTTGTAAAGCTCCTCCAAATATTTGATTTTGGTTTTCAAAACTTGTATTATTATTTTTATTTATTGATACATTAGTTACTAGTGCATACAACAACTCTTCGTTTTCTTCAATTAAAGCTTGTGTTTTCTTTATAGCTCCCTTATTAAAAAAATCATAAGTTTTGTTATTTTTTACAAAATCCTCTACATTCATGATTATTCTCCTTCTACATATTATAAAAAGATTATATCACTTTTAGTTAGAATTTCAAGTCGAATTTTGTCGAAAAGTATATTTTTTTAATTTTTTTCTGCTTTCATTATACCTCTCATTCTTCTTATAATTTCTTCAGGAGATTGAGTTTGTTGTTCTTCTTCCTTGAATAATTCTTTGTAATTATCTCTAATTGGTATTATTTTAGGATTTCCACTCATACTATCTGCTCTTATAAGTTTATTTGTTACCGCTTCTTGTAAATTAATTTCACGCTTTAAATCATCTATTATTTTTATAAGGTGTGTTTGACAATATGCATTTATTTCTGAATATCTACTATTCCAAAACTCATACGGTTTTATGTCAAAATAATAAGCTAGAGACTCTATTGAATATATTAATTCAACTAAATTATGAGCCTCTTTTATTTTTTCTACTATATCATTTAAGCCTCGTAGCCTTGAAATTCCTGTTCTTGAAATTGTTTCTCTGCTATTTTGCTCATTGCATTTTCTGCTGATTTTTGAACTAAATCGTTCATATTCATTGTTGATAAAGGATTTGATGTCATTTCTTTTAATTCTTTCTTGTTCATTTTCTTTTTGAAAAAACCCTCTTCATTCAATGCCTCTGCAATCTTTCCATATAAATCATTTGCTGTTATTCCTTCTGTTCTGCATTCGTCCATAAAGTCGTACACTTCATCTGATGATACGAATACACTTTTACCATCTTCATTTTCTGCTAATTTAAATATTATTTTTGATAAAGCTTCTCTATCGCATATTGCATATGCTTTTGTAAATGCTTCTTCAAAATTTTTATTTTTTAGTAGATTAGCTATGTCTACTATTTTTCTTGTTTTTAGTACTAAATTTATTGTTTTATTTTTTGTTTCTATAATCATTTTTAATTCTCTCCTTTGCAAAAGAGAGAAGGCTTATTCTGCCTCCTCTGTATTTTCTTCTATTGTGCTAGTAACTTTCTTTGTTCTACTCCTAGCACTTAATGTAGAACTATTCTGTGGGAAATCCTTTGCTTTCTGTTATTTCTGAGCTTCTATAAATTGTTAATTTTGATTTTAGCATATCATCTATAGCTATTTCACTCATTCCAATATAACATGTACCTGTAAAGTACCATGTTAATGGTTTACCAGCTTCTGATGTACTTTCTGGTAATTGAATTGCCCAATAACCATTTGTTTTTGCTGTTTGTACAGCTTTTAATTCATCATATTGGTCTTCTTTAAATAATATTTCTATTTCTAGATTTTCTGCTTTTTGTCTTCCTTCTGCTTGTCTTTCATCTGGAATGTCTAAAGCACTATATGTTATTCCTTCTGGTGCTTTTAAAAATTCTGGTATGCTTTGTACAAAAGCTATTTGTTTTCTTTTTCCTGCTGATTTTAAATCTTCTAATGTATCAGCATGAAATAGTTTTGTCATTGTACTTGTTTTTGGATCCATTTTAAATTCCTCCTATTTTATAAAATTAAAAGAAGTTGTTATAGAATTATAACAAACCTCAAATGTTATTGTTATACCGTATTTTTGCAATATAGAATCATATATCGCTTGACTGGTATTTGTCCTTGTAAAATTAAGTTCTTGAAGTTTTGTATCAACTTCATCTGTCATTTTCATTGCTTGGCGTTGTTTTTCATTCCAACAAGTTATTGATATTTGAAATGTAGAAAATATTGGAAATGCATTTTCAGTTAAATTTACTGATTTCAAAGGTGTATGTAATTCCAAACAAGGGAATTTACTTGTTGTAGTTGGATTTGTTAATATTTGTTTATACTTCAATGATTCTATTTTTTCATATACTAAATCCGACAATTCTAATTCACTTAAATCTTTCATTTACATACCTCCTTTAACATCTCATCTAATTTTTTCTTAACTATTTCTGCATTTTCATTCCTACTTTTAAAACTTGCATCAGCCATAAAGTGGTTGGCTTTGCTTCCATGGGCAACATAAAAGTCCATACCTTGAATATTTACAACTGGGTATGGCAATGCTTTTTCAACTTTACTTACTGGAATAAACCATTCTGTATAACCACTCTCTAAAAAATGTTTTGATTTTCCTACATGTTCCATCTCAGCATTAGCGCCTGTCCCAAAATATTCAAAAAACAAATATGAAACCCCATTACTCATAAATTTAGAAGGATCAGCATAAACTTTTCCCTTCACTTCTTTAGTAGACATATCAATCATTTCAACTAATATGCCTTCTTCATTATGTCCTTTTTCCAACCTTATAGCATAACCTCTAATGTTCTTTAATACATCTTCTGTTATTAATTTTGCAGTCTGTGGTAGTCTTTGAATTATAGCATCTATATTTTTAAAATTATGTTTTACTTTTATATTACAATTGAAATTTATCATTGTATTTTCTCCATTCTATATACATAAGTACTTCCTATTTTATTTTTATCTAGTACTCTATACTCCGGAATAAACTTCTCTAATTTTGAGATATCTTCAAATGATATTCCATTACCTTTTTGTATATCATAATTTCTAGTCGTACGACCTTTATATGTACTATAATCCACTTCACCAGTAGATTTTCTATCTAACTCGTTGACATCTTGTTGCATATTTAGCCAAGCCTGTCCTTTATATTTCCATACTTTATCTGATTCTCCGTGGTCTTCTATTTCTTCATATTCTGATATATATACTTTTGTTAAATCTCGTAATAACATTACTTAAATATCCTTATTGAAGCAACATCAATTCTTAATTTCTTTTCTATATCATTAAATGAACTTGAAATAGAACCCTCATTGCGACTTAATAGTCCTTCTGAACCTCTAGCATTATATTCAGATATAACGGCTTTTTTTATGTATGGAAATAATTTATTATCAGTTTCTTTACGATTAGAAGCATCACAGGCAATAGAAGTCATATCTGCTATGATGTCTTGTATTATATTTTCTGTATCTTCAATATAATTTGCTCCTAATCTTTGTTTTATTTGTTCTAACATCTATTGCCTTCCTTTCTATCCTTTTGAGATTATTCTTGCTATAGCAATTTCTTTATGGTTATATGTATTTCCATCAGAACCTACTACTAAATCCCAGTTTGCTCCATCTGATAATTCTTCATCTGTTGGTGAATCTGTTGCTTGATTTTTCATTAAGTAACTAACACCATGAGGAGCCATTACTTTTCTTTGTCTTTCATATAAGTAATCTCTATCATTATCAGCATCTCTATCCATTTCATGAGGTACTTTTGCTCCTAAGTCTTCATAGTCAAATGCTCCTTTTCCGAAAACATAAGTAACATACTTAGAATCTCCATATCCTGAAACTTCATAATAGTTTCCAATATTTTCAACAGAAGGTTCTGCAACTGCTGTATAATTTGTTCCGCTTTTTGTATAATATGTTTTTCCTTCTGTTAAAGTTTTATCAGAAGTTTTTGCATATATTGGGTCTCCCTCTTCTTCTGTTATTTCGTCATATTCAATTAATAATTTTCCATTCCATGTATAAACATTTAGTTCTCTTTCAATTCCATTTGGGTCATTATATCTTAAGTTTGTTACTAATTTTTTTCCTTCTAGATTTGTTACTATTACAGAGTTTGCTACTGCTAATTTAAAGTTTCTTCTTCTATCTCCACATGCTTTTTGTAACGCTGTATTTAATGTTGTTTCAGCTACTGATGACTCAGTTTCTCCTGATATATCATATGTGTGTTTTGAAGCAAAAACTTTACCTGCATCTGATTTCATTGAGAATAATGCTTTTGTTATAATTAATAATACATCTTCCCATGCGCTATCCCAGTAATCTCCTAGTTGGTCTGCAACTTGACTCATAAAGTCTTTTTTAGATGTTACATCATATGTAAAGTCATCTTCATAAAACTTGTCTTTTCTACCAATAACAACAACACCTTGTTTATATGTTGGCAATGTTTTTCCTTCATCATATTTTGTTTTTCCATCATAGTTTACTGGTTTGCCTTTTAATCTTCCTATCATTGGAATTATTCCATATTCAGCACCAGTTTGTGATGCAAACATTTCTCTTATTCTATTGTTTCCTTGTAATACTCCTGATTTTATTAATAAATTTAATCTTTCTTGTGGAATTGTGTCATAATAAGCACCGAATGCTCTTTCATTAAAATATTTTTTGTTAAATGTTCCTGTACTTGTAAAATCTGCCATTTTTTATACCTTCTTTCTTTTAATTTTTATATTTTGATAATTTGCAAAGTTCTTCATAAGTCATTTGACTTTCTGGTTTAGAACCTTCAATTGAATCTCCTGTTTGAGGAGCAGGTTCTTTAGAATACTCATTTATTGCTTTTTCTCTATCTGCTTTTGATACTTTTTCAAATATATCTAATTTTGAATTGATACTTTCAGCAGTTTCTCTTGAAAAATCAATAGTTTCTATGTATCCTAATGAGATACCTCTTTGACTTGCTTGACGAATTGTTTCGTCTTTTAGTCTATAAGCATTTAGTTCATTTTCAGCTTTATTAGCTCTAGCTTTTTCTTGCTCTAATTCATAAGATTTCTTTTGGTCTTCGTCCATTTTCGCAAGTTTATCAGCTTCTGCTTTTTTAGCTTCCATTTCTTCTAAAATCGCTTGTCTTTCTTTTTGCTTTTCAGCATTAATCATTTTGTTTACTTCATCTCTTGTGAAGGTTTTTTCTTTGTTCTCTTCTACGTTTGATGTTTCAACTTTTTCCTCATTCTCGGTAGTAGGCACCATATCTTTTTTTGTTTCTTCGTTATTTCCCATAACCATTTCCTCCTTAACTTTTACGGTGTTATAACCAAACTATTTGACTTTTTACGGAAGTCTAACCAAACAAAATAGACCTTTTAGAGCCTTGTCCAGGGCATAAAAATAAGAGCCTGTCGACTTAGCTCTTTAAATTGGTATATGGGTTAGGATTTGCACCTAACATGAAAGTTTCTCTTCTCGGCTACATACTCCCTGCAGAAAGTTGATGTATTTTAACCTAGCGTCTACTATTTTCCACCTTGTCGGTGTCTTTTCCGCCACTATATACTTATATAATTTTTAAATGTTAATAACTTATTTATTTTTTTCTTTAATATTAAGATATATTGCATATCCTATTATTCCTGTTAATTCTGTTAATATTGTGGCTATTACTCCACACCAAAATGGATTTATATACATATTTTATCCTCCTTTAATTTTATTTAAATCATCTTATTAAACAATGAGCCGAATAAATCGTTCTTTGAAATCTTTATTTGTGATTCAATTGTGTTTCTCTCTTCTAATGACATCTTATCAATTATTTCTTTAGCTACGATATCTAATGATTTTTCTACCGCCTCATTAAATTCTTCTTCAGTAAACCATCCTTTTTGCATCATTACTCTTGCTAATATATTTAAAATTGCACTTATTTGAAGATTTGCTCTAATATCTTTATTTGTCTTTAAGTATTCAATAATTTCTTTATCTGACATTTACTATCCCTCCATAATAAAAGCACCTACTTTTTAAAGTAAGTGCTAAAATTTGATTCTCATCATTTCATTGTAATATTTTTCCCATTCTTCATATTCTTCTATGATTTTCTTTGGTGTATTTTCTTTCCATTTCCATGGTTTTTCTTCTCCTAGTGTATCTATTTGCCAATCCGTCCAAGGGTGTTCCATAGGCATCATATTAAATCATTCCTTTCATAACTTCTATTATGTTTTTGCTCAGTAATGAAGCATTTTGTTTATTAGCATAATAATCTGCAAATGCTTCTGCAATAATTTCTTGTCCTCTTTCTTTATATGCATATCCTGAAATATTTCTTATTAGTAAATCTTTTTCTTTTATATCATTAACACCTATTTTATTCAAGGCTTTATTTAATATTTTATTTACTGTTATATTATTTTCGCTATCAAAAACTATTGCATTATTATTGTTATGATTTAATTTTTTTATTATTTCTGTTACTGCTATATGTCCTGTTTCATGTATTGACATATCTTTATAAGTTGTGTTATTAGGATGAAAATGCTTCTTAACATCCATTTCATATAATTGTTTTGGAACTTTACCATTATAAAATTTATTTTTATTTATATGCATTACATATGTTCCATCTTTTTGTAATTCTACTGCTAGTCCACCATTTGGATGGTCTATTTCTTTTATTACTTTAATCTTTCCTCTTATATTTGGAAAATCATTATATACTCTACTCATATTGTTTAATAATTCTTTTAAAACTTCTTTATCTATATGCCTTGTATTCATTTTTTTAATATTGTATTTTTCTTTTATATCTTTTTCAAATTTTGTATCAAATATATTAAATTGTTTTTCTGTTTCTAACTCAATATGCTCATTATTAGAATTATACACGATTGTACTTCTACAATAATGAAAGTGATGTTGTATTGGTGGGAGATTTAAACCTAGTACTAATCCATTGCATCTAATTCTTTGTACTGTTAATTCTTTTTGTGTCTCACCATAATATCTATCAAATACATTTTCTTTGTTAATATAAAACTCTTGATTATTTAAACTATCACACATTAAAGTTGTTTTATCATCTTCTACTGCAATAAATCTAACTTTTGAATTATCTTCTGTTACTTCTTTTATCCCTTCTGCTTTTGCTAGATTATTTAATCCAATCATTTGTAAATCTACTGCACCTGATATCTTATCATTATTTATATTAAGTTTTTGATTATTTTGCCTATTTATTATTATTTGAAACTCATTAGAATCAATTTCTAGGGCTTTTTGTTGTTGTATATTTAAAATTAATTGTTTATATATTTGTTGTGCATTATACTGCATTGTTGCTTCAATATATTGTTTCCAATTAAATCCACTATAATTTGGTTGGTCTAATAATGCAAGAAATAAAGCCATCGCTAATATTGATGGCTTTTTCTTTTTATTTACTTCTTTTTGTCCGTTCTTCATAGTAATAATTTGCATCTTCATACATTATTTGTTTTTCCTGTTCTTCAAGTTTACTTTGTTCTTCTATATATGCACTATAAATAAGTAATTCTAATATTTCACTATTCTTTACTCTTGTTCTTTTATAAATATTATTTGCTAATACACTAAAATAACCAATTAATAATTTTTGTTCTTTCCATTGCTCTATATATGTATTTATTCTTTTTTTAGTCTTATTGTCTGCTATATCATATATATTTTCTGATGTAAAGTTAAATGTATCAGAGATTTCCTGAAGTCTGTTCTGTGTTTGTTTTGATATTTTATTATATAGTTGTTTTAATTCTTGCATTTTTGTATCGTGATAATTCCATATATCCATATCTTTATTCCTTTAATATTTTTAAAATTTTTTTCAGATAATGTTTCCTTTTATTGAAATTTTTACATTTATTATATCTCTTGATATATTTGTAAATCTTTTTATTTTTTAATATTATTGTTTTTAAGTTTTCCCATATTTTTAAAACTGTTTTTTTGATTTCGTTATAAGCATGAATAATTTCATCAGCTACACGCTGAAATGCTTCAACAATTTCATTATAATTTATAGTTTCATCCAATAAAAACACCTCTATTCTTTATTGATTTGTTTATTAACTACTTTTGTTTGTTCTTTCTTATTGTCTGCTGTTAATTTCTGTGCTTTTTGTGTATCTGTTAAATCTGTTACTTTGTTGTCTTGTTTATCTTCTTTATCGTTTTGTTCTACTCCTGCTTGTCCCATTATTTGCATTTGCTCTAGATTTTTCTGAATATTTTCTTCGTTTTGTAAATCCATTTTTGCTAATTCACTTGTTGCATCTAAATCAAGATTTAATAAATTTATAACCGTTTCATCTGGTAATAAGCCTCTTACTTTTAATGCATTTGTTATGTCTGTTGCTTTATCAGAAGGTAAATTTCTATTTAGTTTTATTTCTATATCTCTAAAGTCATAACTTTTACCTTTTTCTTTGTTAAATTTTTCTAATATTATTCTCCATCTTCTTGTTAATCCTTCAAGAAAATCTCCTTCAAATGTTGCTATATACTGTTGTAAGCTAAAGAATTTCTTTTCAAGTGCTGAATTATTATCAGCTGATGTAAATCCAAGGTCTGTCATATTAGGGCAGAATGAGCATAAACAGATAATATCCATTAATGTCTTTTTATGGTTTTGCAATGCTGTATCATTTACATTCTTTTCAACCCAAGCTATGTCGCTATTTACATCTTTGTTTCCGTCTAAATATCTAACTCTGCTTGTTAATACATATTCATCTTCTTTTTGTCTTGCTGGATTTATGATATCTTCGCCTTTTTCATTTTGGATAATCATTGGATTTTCTGGTTGATATCCTATAACTTTTAATATTGCCTCATCATTATACTTAAATACATTTCTTGAATTTTGAATACATCTTTCATATGCTTTTATTAAACTTATTACAGGTTCAAATATTGCCATTCCGTCGCAATTTTCTATTGCTGTTGCAGGAATATCATCATCCCATTTTTTAGGCTGTTTTTCTTTTTCATTTTCTTTAAATAATGGCTCGTCATTAAATTTTTGTTCATATGCTGGAGTACCAAACAACTTTCTTTTTTCAGGTGTATCATAATAATATCTTTTTCCATCTGCTGTTGTTAATTCTACCATTTGTTGATATTCACCATTTGCCATATATGTACGAATTATTCTGTATAATCCTATTAAATTTTTAGGCAAAGAATGATCCCATATAGCAACTGTTTCTAATGCATCACTTCTTGCTATTGTTATTTCTCCTGTTGTTTCATCTTTATAATATATTTCATAACATGCTCTTTTTATTAAATAATCTAATACCATATGTAAAAAATGTGAACCATCATTATTATAATCAACTATATGTTTTATTAATTCTTCTATTTCTTTTATTTCTTGTTCATCGTTAGTTTCATGATTAAATAGTTCTTTGATTATTTTGTCTTTATCTTTGTTAAATGCTTTTACCTTATATGTCGGTGCTTTTCCTCCAAAATAACCAGCAGACATGATTGATATATATCTTTCTAATGGTACTTTTATGTCCTCATCATCTAGACTTGCTAGTTCTTCATCTGTTAGTTTTCTTCTGAACTTCTCATATAACTCTTTTCTTATATCTAATTCTTCTTGTGCTTTAAAATATATATCTGTTATACTTCTTTCTTCTGCTAATTTTTCTTTGCTATATCTTAACATCTTTTCCTCCTATTAAAAAACATCTACTAGGTAGATGTTACATTTTTATAAATGGTTTATTTGTCATTCCCATGTTTCTATTTCCTTTTATGTATTTTTCTACTGCATATCTCATTGCGTCCATCAAATGGTTAAAATCATCTATTGGTCTATTTATCTTGTTTCCAAACTTATCCTCGTCCCAAGTATAATTACTTATTTCTGTTATAAAATTTACGCATCTAGGATGTATTATTATTTCAAAGTCTTGTATAAATTGAATACCATTATTTATACTGTCTTTTCCTTTTAATGCACCTGTAATATGCCTTAATCCTAATCCTCTTAATTCATCTATTGACTTTGGTTCTGCACTATCTGCCGTTATCTTTTCTTTTGAATAGCCCATTTGATTTATTTGGTTATATATCGCTTTGTTACTCATTCCTTTTTGATATATTTCATCATATACATAAATCTTTTTGTTTTTTAAATCTATTGCACCACAAAATAGTGCTGTTGGGTCGTTCGTATAACCAAAGTCTAATCCAAAAGCACTATCTAAGTTTCTTATTGTATTTAATTCGAATTTTTCTTCTTTCCAATTTTCATAAACCAATCCATCAACTATACCCCAGTTACCTAATCCTGCAACTTGATATCTTCTAGGATTATTTTTCTTCATTCTTTCAAATACTTTTTTATCTGCTTCATCTAGCCACTCGTTACAAAGATAATTTGTTGTCATTGCTAATATATCATCATCTTTAACATCAAAAAATCTTTTCTTAATCCAATGATGTTCATTCCAAGGATTTAATGTTATTGTTATTTGTTTAAATAATCCCTCTGGTACTTCTCCGTCTTATACTTTCATCTATTACATCAAAATCAGATTCTTTTGTTATTTCGTATGCTTCTTCAATCCATAACCAACATAAAACACCAATATCTACTGATATTGATGTTACTTTTAATGGGTCGTCTAATCCTCTGAAATATATTTTCTGTCCTGTAGGTTTGTATGTCATTTCTAATGGGCTTTCTTTTATTTCCCAGAAACTATCTACTTGTAATCTATGTATTGCCCATTTCAGTTCTGTAAAGCAACTATCTTTTAATGTTCTAAATGTTTTTCTAATTACAAGTGTATTAGCTTCTTTATATTTCATCATGTTACTTATTATCCATAATGCTGTTGTCTTTGATTTTTTACTTGCTCTTGAACCTTTGCATACTCTATATCTACATTTGCAATGCCAATACTCTGCATAACCTTTTCCAACTATACTTTGTAATGATATGTTATTTACTTGTTTCTGTGTATTTTTATTTATTATTTTATTCTGTAATATCATCTGTTATCACCACTGGTATATTTCCAGCAACTTCAACTTTTTCTTTAAATGTACCATATCTTTTTCCAAGTAGTTCTGCACATTTTGTTCTATCTTGTAATGAAGCATCTAATCCAAATTGGTCTTTTTCTTCTCCTCGCATTACTTTTGTTAAGTACTGTAATACTTCATCCTGTGAGGCAATTCTTTGGTCTTCTTTTTCTTGAAGTTTTATCTTTATAAATTTGTCTAGTTTTGACAAGTTTTGTGAACCTATTCTATTAAGATTTTTTCCCTTATATCCAGCTTTTTTACAAGCTTCTGTTGCATTTGCAGTTTCTATATAATAATCAATAAATCTCTTTTGCATTTCTGTTAATGCGTTATATTCCTCTTCTATATTTTCATATTCCATCTGCCTCACTTCCTTTTCTATGTTCATCTATTAGATATTTCATTACATCTACTTTACTATAATATTCTTCTTTCTGTTTGTATCTATCTTGTAATTCAAACTCATCTGTTTCTTTGTTATATATTTCTACTTGTTCTTTTTTTAGTATTTGATATTTAGTACAATACTTACAATTCTTTTCACTATAAAATTGGAAAGTATTTATTTTATATATTTGTCCTTTTATAGATAAGGCATATAATAATTTGTTTATGTTTTTATTTATATTCATTTTTTACCTCGAAATATTTGTCTACTATATTTCTTATAATATCATGCGAATTTGATATTATATCAACTACATCTTCTTCATTATAATTTTTATCTTGATGTGTTATATATGTAATTATGTAACAATGCCCTAATTCATGTAATAAAGTGCTTCTTTTCCTATCTGGGCATAAATCTTTATCCAAAAATATTGTTTGTATATCTGCATATGTTAATCCATAATACTTGCCATTCAAGTCTGGATTTTCATAATGTTTTTTTAGTTCTTCTTTCATCTGTTCTTGTGATAATTCTTTTATATACCATGTTTTATTATTTATCTTAAATTTCATTTAATTAAGCACCTCTCTTTTATTCTATAAGGACAAAATACTTTACCTTCTCTTAAATTAGTAATTTCTAAAAAAGAACAGTTTTTACACTGTTCTGGTAATTCGTTTTTTATTT